AGGAATTGATGTAGCTGAACATCCAGAACACAAAGTCTATATTCCGCAACTTATCTTTGCTACGTTGCGAACTTCACGAAATTTCAATACAGAAGAAAAACGAATTGTTGGCGGTAAAAACGGGTTTGGTGTAAAACTCGGTTTTATTTGGTCTACTCGTGGCGAAATAGAAGTAGTAGATTCGGTTCGTCAACTTAAATATACTCAAACGATTGAAGAAAACATGAAAAAGATTAACAAACCAACTATTAAATCGTGTAAAAAGAAATCGTATACGAGTATTACATTTACTCCCGACTATGCTCGTCTAAAATTGCCTGGTTTGGATGAACATATGAAATCACTCATGATTCGCCGTATTTACGATATTGCCGCATTTACGGATAAATCCGTGAAGGTATCGTATAATGATTCAGTGATCCCAATTAAATCCTTTCCGCAATACATTGACATGTTTGTTGGACCCAAAACGGAAACACCGCGTGTATCTTATTCATGTGACCGTTGGGAAGTGATTGTATGTAAATCTGCATCAGAAGAATTCACATCTATTTCTTATGTAAACGGTATTCACACGAGTAAAGGCGGAACTCACGTCAATTATATTTTAAACCAAATTTTGAAAAAGTTGATTGCTTACATTTTACAAAGTAAAAAAGTAAATGTAAAACCAGCAACTATCAAAGAATATCTCATGCTATTTATCAAATGTTCTATTGAAAATCCAAGTTTTGATAGTCAAACAAAAGATTATTTGAATACGCCAAGTTCATCGTTTGGTTCTTCGTGTGAAATCCCAGATAAATTGGTAGAAGATATTGCGAAGAAAGTGGGAATCATGGAAATTATTCTATCTATTACAAAATCTAAAGAAATGGTTGCTGCTAAAAAGGGCGGTGATGGAAGCAAAACCCGAAAGATTTCTGGTATTCCCAAATATATCGGTGCAAATTATGCAGGAACAGCCAAATCTGGACAGTGCACACTTATTTTATGTGAAGGAGATTCAGCTCGTTCTGCTATTCTATCTGGATTTACTTCGGATGATCGTAACTATTACGGTGTATATCCGTTGCGCGGTAAGTTGCGGAATGTGCGTGAAGAATCCATTACCACGATAAGTAGTAATAAAGAAATTAAAGAATTGATGACCATTATGGGGTTGAAATACGGAAAAGAATATACGCCAGAAACTGTCATTGAACTTCGTTACAGTCACGTGCTATTTATGACAGACCAAGATTTAGATGGAAGTCATATTAAAGCACTCTGTATTAATTTGGTTGCTTGTTTGTGGCCATCTCTTTTGAAAATTCCGAATTTCATTGGATTTATGCATACACCCATTATCAAAGCAACCAAGGGAAAAATGGAACTTGTATTTTACACTGAAGAACAATATGAAGACTGGAAAAAAGTAGGTTCAACAGGATACACGATTAAATATTACAAAGGATTGGGAACTAGTACATCTACCGAATTCAAAAAGTATTTCTTAGACAAGAAAATAGTTCATTTCACATGTACACCTGAATGTCCGAACCAAATAGATATGGTATTTAATAAAAATCGCGCGAATGATCGCAAACAATGGTTGGAACAATATGTTCCCGAAACACTCAATATGGATGTAAAAGAAATTAGTTTTCACGACTTGCTCAACAAAGAAGTGATTAAATTTTCCAAATACGATTGCGACCGATCCATTCCCAACATCATGGATGGGTTGAAAATTAGTCAACGTAAAATTATATTTGCAGCATTTCTGAAACCAATTGTGAATGAAATTAAAGTGGCACAATTTAGTGGTTATGTATCTGAAAAATCATCGTACCATCACGGTGAACAAAGTTTGAATGGTGCCATTGTGAATTTGGCACAGGATTTTGTAGGATCTAATAATATTAATTTGCTCGTACCATCTGGACAATTTGGCACGCGTTTACAGGGAGGTAAAGATCACGCTAGTGAACGTTACATCTTTACCAAATTGAACAAATGTACGCGTCAGATTTTTAAAAAAGAAGATGACAATATTCTCAATTATTTGGATGATGATGGTGTATTCATAGAACCAGAATATTATATTCCGATTATTCCAATGATTCTAGTAAATGGTTGTGACGGAATTGGCACGGGATTCAGTACAAAAATTCCGTGCTATAACCCTAAAGATTTGGTGCGATATCTGCAAAACATGTTGAATGATGTACCGAATCCAGTAAAACTCATACCGTATTATAAAGGATTTAAGGGAACGATTGAAGAGAAAACGGAAGGAAAGTTTATTATTCGTGGTGTATATACGGTGACTGATTTGAAAGTAGTGATTACCGAATTGCCTATTGGTATGTGGACAGATACGTACAAACAATTTCTGGAAGATTCTATTGGAACACTGATTAAAGATTATACCGACAAAAGTACAGATGTAAATATTCACATTACTCTTACTTTACTTGCACCCTTGGCCAATCCAGAAGTAGATTTGAAGTTGACCACGAGTATTAGTACAAGTAATATGCATTTGAATACTGCAAAGAATCAATTGAAGAAATACAAAACAGTAGAAGATATCATTGATGATTATGCAGAAGTTCGGCTTAAAATGTATGTTACTCGTAAACAACATTTGTTGCAGGCAATTAATGCAAAATTGAATGAAATTACAAACCGAGTTAGGTATATACGATTCAATTTGGATGGAACAATTGATTTGCGTAACAAATCAAGTGGTACAATTAATGAACTGTTGGCGTCACTGAAATTGGAAAAAATGGAAGATAGTTATCATTATTTGATTAAAATGGCGATGGATAGTGTATCTACTGAAAAAGTAAAAGATTTGGAATCGGAATTGGAGAAACTCACAGAAGAAAAACGAATCTTGACGGAATTGACAGAAAAACAAATGTGGTTGAATGAATTAGATGATTTGATTAAACTAATTTAATTTATGAATAAATACTATGAAACTTATTTTTTTTATTTTACTGTGTATAATTATTATATTAGCTATTACGACAACACAATATGTAAATAAAAATTATAAGTATGATTTAAAAAAGGATGGATGTTGTGTTTTAAAAAATGTAATAGATTCTAATAAAATTAACGAATTACATTCTTTGTGTGTAAATGGCAATTATAAACAAGTAAAAGAAACTATCATAGAAAATAAAGAAATTCAGTCCAAGATTCACAAAATATTAAGTAACAATTACATATTCCAAGACTATATTTGGATAATACAAAAATCGGCAGTTCATACATGTCATAGAGATAATAATGGAGATTTTTTTAATAAAGGTCAAAAACATCCTTCGTATACTATGTTACTCTATTTAGAAGATATGGATAAATGTTTAGGTGTTATTCCTTCAAGTCATCATAGCGAATATAGTTATATGGTTAATTTTAATAATTCAGTAGAACACTTATTATGTAACAAAGGAGATATCATTTTATTTAATGCAAATTTAATTCATGTTGGTGCGTTAAATCCTCGGCATGATAATATTCGTATTCAAATGAAACTTACTCACAAAGATGACATTGAAGTATTGTCATACTATCAAAATTTCAACAAAGTGTTGAATAAAGACAATACATTGCCGAATTCGGTTTTATTATTTCAAAAAAATATGTCATGTATGTTCCCGTATATTTCCAATTTAACTCAAGGGGAAAATATAAAAAGTGCTAGAGGAACAGATAATGGAGCATCAGTAGGAATTGCACAAAAAATATTTTCATATCTGTTTTATGGTAATAGTAAATTTTATGATTTACCCAATGCTTTTTAAAAACTAATTTAAATATAATGAATAGTCAAATATATGAATTATACCAAACAGAATGATCTATTACTAAATAAATTAAAGGTTTTTTACGAATCTAATAACTTTAAACAATTAGACCGAATATTAAAAATATTAAATGGAGAATCACGTATATCGTTGCGAATTTTAGATTGGTTTGTAACTAATTACGCGAAAAAGAACTATATCGTATATACATTGAAAGATGAATCTCGGTTTAAAGTGTATAACGATTACAAACTGAAATTGAAAGCCTATTCAAAAAAACGATTTGATCCATTTTGTAGATGGGAAAAGATTAACATACCCTATAAAAACAATACGCTCATCCAGACGACGATTGGTCAATTAAATTTTTTTAAATGGGTGCTTGAAAATGAAATCATGGAATACATTGAATCGGAATATGACAAAATAGAACAAGACATGAATATTCGCAATAGTTCTTCTAAAAAAAAAGCAACGGATAATAAAACTAGAAAAACACGACATGAATTATCACCCTCGGCTACTAAAAATATGCAAAAAGAATTTATTACGATTGCTGTAAATTTTGATTAACTCGGTTTAAACCCGTGATCAATTGCATTTAATAAACGGATTTGACGTTTTGCATTTTTTAATGTTGTTTTTTTAGCATAGACTTTTCCATTTTTTGAGTTAATCACGGAATATCTTCTCGCACTTTTTTTAATCATTTTATATGGCATTATAATATAGAAATATATTATAATGGCGGAAGCCGAATTTATTCCTCTACCTGAATTTAATGCTGAAACAAATGAGTATATAGTAAATAAATGGTATTTTTTTTATATTGCACAACAACAATTGCGAGGTAATACAGTATTAACACGTTCATGTGTTTCACCTGGTTGTTTTACAACTGCTATTATTTATTGTATTTATTATAAATTAATAATGGAATCAAAAATAACTCAACGAGTTATGGCATTTGATTTACCTACAAAATCTCATTTAACCATGTTACCTTTTACGGATACAGTTAAAATAGATGCATCTTGGATACATGAAATTAATGAACAAAGTAAAAGAGCAAATAGAGATTTATATTACATTCTAAACAATCATTTATTTATGAATAAACCTTTACATGAATTTGTATATGATCCTGCATATATTATGAATGGTCAACAACTTTTTATGATGGCATTTGTGAATATGGACAATCCTGAAAATGGCGGTACTCTTTTTTATATTTCTCATTATTTTGTTATTTTACGTATATCAAGTGAAGAGTTTGTTATCATATCATCTTATGGTAGTGAAAATGTAAAAATATCTATAACAGTTAAAAAATTTAGGTATGAAGATTGGGCAATATTTGTTAGAACTTTTACAGCAGAAACACCTGACGAACGTAGTGGTATTGGAGAATTTTTTAAAACTTATTTTTTAGATAGAAGTGTAGCAGTTATGCCTACTCCAGATAGAGGTGTACAATTTCCTACATCTATTGAAGAAGGCATTGAAAAAGAAATAGAAGTATACGTAACACAAAAACATAACATTATATGCATTCCACGTATATTGGATTTATTAGATACAAGTGTCCCCAAACCTGAACTACCTCCACCCAGACAAAGAAGGTCGTTTAGCGAACCGCCCAAATCAAGAAGATCCCAACGTATTCAATCCATTCTTAAACGACAAGGTGCCGCAGGAGGAAAAAATACAAAAAAAAGACGTAATGTAAGAAAATATAAACGTAATGTATATGGAAAGTCCCACAAAAAAGCTTAATACTACTAAAACACGAGACCTGGGTGCCGCAGAACATGAAAGGGCGGAAGTTGTAAGTGAATGTACTCCACTTTATGTAAGCCCCGATACTCTTCCTGCCGAATTTCATGCTTCAATGGGTGCATTTAGTGAATTGTTAGATAGAACCAGACAAAAAATACCATATATATGTTCCTCTGAATTGCCGATAGATGGAGAATTTAAAACGTATTTGGACCAAAAATTCCCTTCAAAAAGTGTTTTATTTTTAGCAAAAAAAGATGCAGATGATAAACAAGATGCTGATGGAGAAATACAATGTCCAAGTAAATATTTATCATTGTATGTAAACGGAAAAGAAATTGCAAGTTTACATTTTGGAATAAACAGAAATGTAAATACTGATGATGACCTTCCATACAGTCATCTTTCTAATTATACTTCAATGACAGTAAAAAATATAGATGTAATTCCTGAATATCAAGGACAACGAATTGCATCGGTATTAATGGGGTATGCATTATCTACTGCATTGGCCGAAAATTGTGATATTATATTTTTAGATGATGATTCAGAAAATTCAACCCATGTGACTAAAAATTTATATGCTAAATTTGGGTTTAAATTTGTAGATGAACCTTCTGAAAAAGAAATAAATGAAAAGGGGGAAGAAGTATATTCACAACTAAGTGGACCCGAAAAATATTTACTTGTAGAAAATAAACAACAAATAGATGCAATCCTTAAACAAAATTTGGAAAGAACAGCAGGCAAACGAATCCGTAAAACAAAAAATAAATCAAAAAGACGTAAATCTAGAAAATATAAACGTTAAACGCGAATATAAAATGCATCTCCCCATCTAAAATCATTGCACCATTTTGTTTCTACACGTTTAAGATCAAATTTCAATAAATATTCATCTAACTCTGAAATTAGAGCACAACCTTTATATACATAATCAGAATTAACTTCAATATAAACATACTCTACTTTGGACAAATAGTCTTCCATACCTTTGAGAGCTTTTAATTCTGCACCTTGAATGTCAAAATTTAAAAAATTGTATTCAATGGAATATTTTGGTAAAATATTTTTTAATAACTGTGTTTCTCCTTCAAAACTATTTACATAAGTAACTTGAGGATGAAACGTAGAATGTAATCCAAATTCAAGAATAGACGACGATTGGCCATTATTAGCTATATTGAATTTCACGTTTTCTATAACATCCGATACAATTGCATTTTCAATCAAAACATTTGGATATTTTTGTTTGCAAAATTCAACTTTCTCAGGCATTGCTTCTACCCAAAGTATTTGATTTAAAGGCAAATATCGTAAATAATCTTTAAGTTCTTCGCATTCATGAGCTCCAACATGTAAAATACCTTTGAATTGTACATTGTATTTTTTTACCAAATCATGTAACGAAATAAGCATAATAATATATATTATGCTTATTTTTAAGTAAATTATACTAACTTGTTATATCTTGAATGAACTGTTTGGTTAAAATCTCTAAAATGATTACACGTTTGTGTATAGATACTTCCACTATGAACTACATGAGTATATTCTAAACCTGTTACCACATGCATATTCAAATCCAGTTGTTCAAATAATAATGTGTTCAAATAAATCACGTCGCATGCACTGCTTTTTTTTATATTTTCAGTTTCATTTTGTAAATTTAAATTTTGGATTAAATATTTATTGATAACATAGTTTCCAGTATTCATTAACACTTCACTTGAGAAATTAAAATGCTGTTTCGTTATTTTTTCTTTTTTCAAATTATTGGCAAACTCTCCTTTTTTATAAATAAAACCTGATAAGTGTGAATAATTAAAATTGGGGTTTGCTTTACATGGTGCCAGAATAATATTTTTTTGATCTTGAACATTATTCATAATGTAATCTTTGGTTAAAGAAAAATATTGTTTATCTGCAAAATTATCAGAATCCATTAATACGATCCATTCATTTTTTGCGCGGTTGCAAGCTCCAAGTTTATTTAAAAATGGTCCTAACTTAGTTTCATTTTTATACACTTTTAATTTATCATTATTACCAAATGTTTGTTTGATTTTTTCAAAATCATTCCCATTTTCATCTGTAATTATGATTTCATCTATGAATTCATTTTCTAAATATTTTGGCAAGTAATTGATTAAAAATCCGTCAAACCTATCCATCGTAGGTATACACAAACTAAACATATACTCTATTTTTATTAATTATTTTCAAAATATAAACTAATAATTATAGTTTAGTGTATCTACAATAAAGATATTTTTTTCGGTATTATATTTTTTAGTAACAAATTATGTATTTTATTAACTATAAATTTAAAGTGTTTCTAGAACACAGTATTACTCTTACTTATTATTGTATCATGAAAGAATCTGAACTATTAATGATGAAAAATGGTCTGCAGAATCGTTTGCAAACAATATAACTAATGTTATTTACCTCATTATATCACCACTCCAAATATCCTATTGATAATACAAAATTATATTGACAAATTAATATTTAAGTATTGCCAAAATATCATTGCCATCTGTATCGTTTATATCATTTATTGTATAATTATGCTCTTTAAGTTTATATATAGCATTATTCATTCCATTTATTCCTAATTGAATTGCTTTTTCATTATATTTCGTAAAACATTCTGTGTTAAACCCCCATTTTTCAAATCTTATTTTATTAATTTTATATTTGGATAAGTCTATCATTTTTATTATTTCACTATCAAATCCTTCAGTATCTATTTGTAAATATTCAATATTAGTAATATTATGAATATTGCATATTTTATCAAACGTAATACTTTTTGTTTGTATTGTTACCATGTCATCTTTATTTCCCCAATCATTCATAGGCAATAATGAAAAATGAACATCGCCGTATACTATTCCATTATCTGCACGTGTTCCCATAATACCTTTTTTTGCGGGTATATATAATTCTACGGTTTCATCATCATTGTAATATATGGCATTGTTGTAAATATACACATTTTTTATATTATTATAATTTTTTTTAATTTCACCTATTAGTTTGTTGTTTGGTTCTACTAAAATAACACAATCTGGTTTCTCGTTGATTACTAACTGTTTAAACAAATCGTTCCCATTGTTTGTTCCAATTTGAAAAAATACTTTTGACATTAAAATTATATTTTATATTAAATTCAAATTAATAACGCATTTGAGATTTTAAAAACTATCTTAATACTATTAATAATGATCAGGAGTTCCCACCAAATATTACTCCCCCATTTTTATATTTTACTTAATTACATTTACATAAAATTATCCCATAAATTAACAACTCATTTTATACGTGTATGATATATTTTTTATTTATGCAATGACAACTAATAACCTTATAACCATCATATAATGTTATTTTTAATAAAAAATATAAAAATGTTTTACATCTTAGGTTAGAAGATTTTGTAACTTATAATTTATATTTAGATGTAAATAGGATTATACAATTACTTGAAAAAGGTATTATTAACGAATCATTATGCATTGTGTGTAAAAAACCTGAAACCGAGTTTGAACATACCTATATAAAACAAATTAAGGATTTTATTAACAATAAATTTAAAGTGTTTCTAGAACACAATGATACTCTGATTATTATATCATGAAAGAGGCTGAACTGTTAATATGTTCAAAAAGTACATTGTCATGGTGTGCAGCATTTTTTTCAAATAATATAACTAAATGTTATTTACCTGATTATGTGACCACTTTAAATAGCACATGCAAATATCCTATTGATAATACAGAATTATATTAACTATTTTTATAAGTAATATCATTAATAATTTTATAGTTATGCCAAGTACATTTATCAAAAAATTTCTGCCAGTATAAATACGTTTCATAGTCATCTGGAGTTCCCCAACAAATATAATTATATACTTCAAATACTTTTACATTTAACCCCATTTTAATATTTTGATTAATTACATCATCTACATAAAATTCATTATTGCTTCTAATATTATGTTTGTAATTTTCATGTAGTCCATCTATAAAATATTTTGCTTTTCTAAAAAACATGGTACCAATTATGACGTGACTTGTTTTTATATTATGTTTATTTACATCAAATTTTTTACATGATACACTAAGTATATTATTATTTACATCTGTTTCCAACCATGCATACATATTAGGGTTATTTTTACTTGTTGGATTATTGGTAAAACTCCATACAATAATATCTATAGAATTATCGTCCAACATTTTTTGATATTTCTCTTTATCATAATATACTCCATTATCGCATGCACTAATCAATATAGGGTTTTCTAAATTTAATCCATAATTTTGTATACCTATTTCAGTAGTACATGCTTGACCCTGAGTCACTTTATCTATTGAAAAAACATTACAATTTTCAAATGTTTCTTCAAGTTTTTCTTTAATGTTATATTGCGTGACGTGATCATCTAAACAAATAAACACTTTGTTGCTTGTTTCAGGTAAACACTTTACGGCTT